TCACTTCACGGCCACGAGCTTCGCCGGTTCGTGCATCAGTACCGCGCCCGCGTGCTGCGCAAGATGGTCAGGGGCCAGGTGGGCATACCGAAGCACCATCTCGAACGACGCCCACCCACCCAGCTCCTTCAGTACCTGCAGCGGCGTGCCGCCCTGAACGTGCCAACTTGCCCAGGTGTGCCGCACGTCGTGGAAGCGAAAGCTCTTGATGCCGGCGCGCCTGCACGCCGTCTTCCACGCCCACGCATCCCAGCTATCCAGCGGCTCGCCAGCGCTGACGAACACGAACTCGTCGCTCCTGCCGATCTGGCGCCGCAGGATGGCGACGGCTTCCTCGTTCAGCGGCACACCGATCGGCTTGCGCGCCTTGGCCTGATCCGGGTGAATCCACGCGCGCTTCGCGACCAGATCGACCTGTGACCATTCCAGCTTCAGGATGTTGCCCTGCCGCAGCCCGGTCTGGAACCCGAACGCCGTGCAGTCCCGCATGCACTCGTCCGTCAGCGCGCGCAGCAGCCGCTTGGCTTCGTCCCGCGTGATCCAGCGGATACGGCCAGTCGGCTCCTCCAGCTCCGGCAGGCTGGGCGCCTTGTCGATCCACTCCCATTCCTTCGCAGCGTCGTAGAAAAGGGCGCGGATCGTCGAGAGGTAACGGTTACGCGTGCCGGCCGTCAGCGGTGCGTGGCGCCCCTTGCGAACCGCCTGTATCGGGATTGCGTCCATGATCTCCACGCGCGTGATCGATGCCAGTTCGCGGCCGCCGAAGATCCCGCAGAAGTATTCCAGATGCGCGGTCATGCTCTTGAGCGTCGTCTTCGTCAGCCGCTCCCGCAGAAACCGGGTAGCCGCTTCCTCGAAGTAATGGCGGGGCTTCTCGCCAAACTTCGCCACCCGCCAGGCCTCGTGCTTCAGCTTGTCGTGCAGCTCTTGCGCTTCCTTCCTGTCAGTTGTTCCACTAGTTTGTCGAACTCGGCCGCCGCCTGGCGTGCGGAAATCGATGTGCCAGACGTCGGAGCCTTTGCGCCTACGGATTGACATTTTTCACTCCTTTTTTCCGTCCGCGCCGGTCGGCTCGGATTGTACTCCGTTGGATTCTTCAGCCGGTCTGGCCAGATGCGCCAGCTCGCGCCCACCTGGAAAAACCCCATTTCAAGCCGGTGGGCATAGAGACACGAGTAGGAGACGCCGAGCAGCGCGGCAGCTTCCTTGAGGGTGAGGGCTTTGTCGGTCACGCTGCCTGCTCCTCATCGTTGACGCTCATGGATTGCTTGTAGACGCGGCCCGGTCTGCCAGCGGGCGCCTGCACGAGACCGGCAGCTGCTAGAAACGGATTCGCGCGCCGTAATGCGCCGCGCCGCAGGCGCTTCGCACCCATCGGTTCCGGCGCATCGGGAGCGCTGACGAGCGCCCAAAGCGCTTCAGCGCGCCCAAACGCCTCTGGCCAGCGCCACGCCACGATGTGAACCGACTCGCGATTCAACTTCAGGATTTCGCAGGCCCGCGTGCGTGAGAAGCCCATCGCGCTGGCGATCTCGACCTGCGTCATAGGCTCCTGCTCAAGCATCGCGCGCACGCGCTCCCATGCCGGCCTGATCGTTCTCACGCTCGGGCGCTTCAGCCCGAGCTTCTTGTTCGCGTATCCGGTGATCGAGTTCTCGGTGTGGCGCGGAAGCAGTGCGAGCAGATCGGTCATCGGCATACGCGTGGGCCAATGCTCGCGAATCAGCGCGACTTCGTGATTGGTGAACGTGTTGTGCGGCTTGCGACGAGGATTGCTCATGCTTTCGGTCTCGCGAGCATGCACAGCGCGATGCGCTGCGCGATTTCAGTGGAATAGCCCTTCAGCTCGCCTTCGAGCTGCACGTGCCGCAGCGGCGTGGCCACGCTCGTGGCGATGGTCGGCACGTCGGCGGCCTCCAGCGACGCCTTCGAGCGGCGAAAGCCGACCGTGCCCGGCTGCGCGCTGCTGAGTTCGAGCTGGCCGCGCTCGACCATCTGTTCGAGCACCGGGCGGATCGTGGCCGTTCGTACGTGGAACTTGGCGGCGAGCGCGTACGCGCCATACGTCTTGCCCGGCAGCATGCGAGACAGGACGTTGTCCGGCGCGAGCGAGTCGTTCAGGCGCGGTCTGTTCATGGCCGTGTGCCTCCGGCGTTGCCCATCGAATCGGTCATGGCGCGCAGCGCGATTGCCGCGTGCTTATGCCAGTCGTCGCCGTGCTTGAGCACGAAGCCGACGAGCCAGTGCAGGACGACCGCCTGTTCGTCTTCGGCCTTGCGCGCGATGTCTTGGCCGGTGGCGCGCAGCGCGTGTGCGATGGGCTCGGTCTCCCACATCATCATGCTGAGCACGCGGCGCAGCGGCGGCGTCAGCGACGTGGGGAAGGGATATTCGTCGGGTTGGTCGCCGTCTATGGTGGGGCGGTTACCTTTTTCTTGAGCATGCGTGAGCGCAGCGCGAATGGCTTCCTCGACCTGCTCACGCGTCGCGACAAAACCTTCGGGCGGTGCGAGGCATCCTTCGGTCTGGCATGCGCTCTCCGAGAACGCGCGGATCTCTTCGTAGGTCAGCATGCTTTCAGCTCCTTCTCGGCGGCGGCCAATGCCGCATTGAGATCGGTCATGGCGTCGTGGGAGCCGCCCGGTCGATCCGGGTGGTGCTTCTGCGCAAGGAGACGATATGCTGCGCGGACGATGTCCATGTTGCGCTCGCCGGAGTGCAGGCCCAGTACCTCGCGCCATGTGCGCGGAGCGCCGGGCGCTGGCAGCGCTGAAAAGCCAGTGAATGCCGCAGCCATCATGTCGCCGGTTCCCCAGCGCGCGATGCCGCGCAACGCGTCGATCGTCTTCACGATCGCGTGCATGTTGTGCTCGACCTTGTTCCATCGGTCGCACGCGAAGCACATCTGGCGGCCGTCGATGGTGAAATAGACGGCCACGCCCTCATCGTCCAGCGTCGCATAGCGCGCATATGGCAGTCCGTCTTGGCGCAGCGGAACGTTCGTGGAGATCACGAGGTGGCGGCCGCCGAGGCGTCGCACTTCCGCGATCAGGTTGTCGCGGGCGGCAGCGAACGTTGTCGAGAACGATGCGCGTGCGCGCTTATATGAAGGCGTGCGCGACCGGCCATCAGGCCATTGGAGCGGATATGCAGTCGTCACGCATCACCTCCGCTGCGCTCGATCTCGGCTTTGCGGGCGGCGGTGGCAGGAGCGGGAGCGGAATTGGATTGCTGTGCGTATTCGTCAATGCAACGGTTGTGTTCGGTAACAATTCTCTCCACGTTCCCGCGATTCATCGTTGCAATCTTGTTGCCGTCTGGGTCCAGTATCGCGCCGCTGTCGAAACGGTCAAGGTTGGTCGGCCGAGGGCTAATGGACCATCGTCCCGGCTTGTGTTTGACCACAGCGCCGCGATGACGCGCAACGTCTTCGCTTGTGTGCTCGTGCGGCGAGGTTCTACCGCAGATTGGGCAGGCGAAAGTTCCATCCATCGTCCCGGCAGGCTTGCTGGCAGATAGCAGGGCGCGCGTCTCATCGACAAGCGTTTCGAACTTCTGCTGCGTTTCGTACGACTTGTCCTGCTGCTTATACGAGTCGCTGTCGGCCTGTTGCCAGTAGGTCTGTCCAAGCTGCCATGCTTTGCGAAGCGCCTTCGATATCGCGTCAATCGTGTCGTCTGTCATATTCAATCCTTCGGGACTGGGGGTCATGGCTGTGACAATTTCACTCATAACCCTCTCCCATTAATCCATGGCGCTGAATCTGGCCTGCACCACGGGCAAAGTACGTCGTCGATGTTTCGGTACGTGCCTTTGTCGCCGAGCCAGCCGCGCTGGATGATCGCGTGGTTGCGCACCTTGCACTGCTCGCAGCAGTTGCCCGCGCGCTCCAGGATCTGCGCGCGGATCTGTTTCCAGTTCGACGGGTAGCGCCCGCGGTTCTCAGGTTTGATCGGCATGATCGGTCTCGTGATTGAGCGGCGCACGCAGCGCCGCATTCCGGTTACTCGGCTTCTTCTTCAGCCTCGACGCCGTCGGCCGGATCGCCTTCAGGTTCGACGCCTTGGCCCGGGAACGGCCAGTGCACGCCGTCGCGCGATTGCTGCTCACCCTCGGGCGCGCCGTCGATGCGCGTGCCGTCCTGGGCGATATCGCTGTTCGCGAACGGGTCGTCGCTGCCGCCGATCTTCTCTGCCGCCGTCTTCTTCGGGCGGCCGCGCCCGCGCTTGGGCTGTTCGAGCAGGTCGCCTTGCTCCGGCACCTTCGGCGCGCGCAGCGTGACCTTGATTTCCTGCTGGAGCATTTCTTCGATCTGGCCTTTCTCGATCGTGGTCGGGTGCACGATGAAGCGGTGGCGCAGGGCAAACAGGCCGTGATCGCGAACGCCGATCTTGAAGCCGTCGATCTTCTTGGCTTCGAGTTCGATCGCTGAGTCGTCGCTGATGCCGAAGTCGATGATGAGCGTGTATCCAGCGAGCTCGCGTTCGATCTCGATGTCCTGCTGGAACCACGGGAAGCGGCGCTCGGTGAGACCTTCCAGGTCGTCCGGATCCATGCCGAGCGTCGGCTGTGGCTCGGTGCCGTCCGGGATCTTCCAGAAGGCGTGACGCAGGCCGTCGTCGAACACGTCGAGGCGGCGATTCGGCAGAATCACTTCCATGATCAGCGACTGCGCGGGCACGCGCTTGTTGCCGTGCTTCTCGCTCAGCGGCGTGACGGACGTGAGTTTCGCGGTGATGTTTTCGTACTGCAGCATTTTGCTCATGACGGCTCCAATGGTTCAGCGGGTTGCGGGTTGGCGCGCGGCGTAGAAGCGGATGCGCGACTCGACGATGGGAGGAATGGCGCGCGTCTGGCCAGCGTCGAACGAGACGAAGACAGGGCGCAGCAGTTCGCGATCAACGACGGACAGGTTGGCGTGGCGGATGCGCTCGACGAGGCGCCAGAGGTCGTTGCTGCCGGTCATGCAGCCCTCGCAGCAATCACGTCGTCCTCGAACACGCGAACGCCAGCGATCGGGCACGCGGCCTTGAGCGCCAGGCCGATCTTGTTGATGGCCGGCATGTTGGCGTCGAGCAGTTCGAGGTATTCCGGATGCTCAGCGACGAACTTCACCAGTGCGAGCTTGTCGGTGATCTCGGTCTTCCAGACCTTGCGCGTCGACACGCCCTTCGTCGCGCGCATGGGCGCCACGATCGGTGCGGTGATGAGCGTGGCGGTCTGCTGCAACGTCTCGACCTCGGCAGCGCCTTGCTCGACTCGGCTTACGGCTTCAGCTTCGAGGCGCGCGGCTTTCTCGACGTCACCGGCCTGCGCGGCAGCCTCGGCTTCCTGCTGGATGCGCTCGGCTTCGGCGCGCGCAGCGGCGTCTCGCGCGGCTGCTTCCTGTTCGAGACGCGCGCGCTCCTGCCGTGCGGCTTCTTCGCGCGCAGCCTGCTCGGCGATGCGCCGGCGCTCCTGCTCGCGGTCGTACGTGCTGATGGCGGTCTTCAGCACAGCCTCGGCCTGTTCGAGGTAATCGGTGGGCGCGCGGAAGAGATCCATCACAGACTTCTTGACGGCGTCGAGCGGCGACGTGATGTTCTTGCGCGTCGTGTCGAGGTTCTTCTGCATCGACTTGATCTTCGTGAGCTCGCGCGCGGCGAGGTCGCGCATGTCTGCGCTGTCGATCGTGTAGGCCTTGGCCGTCGCGAGCGCGTTGCTCGCCGACTTGAACAGCGCCTGGTCAGGCTGCTGAATTTGCAAACTCGCAAGCGGTTCCATGTTTGTCCTTGAAGTTACGAAGGGTGAGGAGCGCCAGAAACACCGGCCAGTCGCCCTTGTCGTTGAAGGGGACGAGCCGATACGTCCCATCTGCGCGCAGCCCGAGGCCATATCGATCCTCGATTGGCGTGCCGTTCTTGATGTGCAGTTCCTTGTACGCGGCCAGTTGCGGGCCGATCACAGGGCCAAGCGTGAGCATCTTCTTGATGTCCACGACGGCACGGCGCCCGCGGATCAGGCCCGTGCGATCCGACGTGCCCGCGTAGCGCAGCGTCGGATGGTGAAGCCGGCATTCGATCGTCTCGGGCACGAAACCCGTATCAGCGCGGAATTTCGTCCAGGCGGTGAGGTAGGGCAGAAGCTCGTCCGAAAGGCTGTCGGTGTCGAGGTCGTCGAGGTCGTACAGTTCCGTCATGCGGTGTACGGCGGTGCCGAGCTGGCGCGCGCGTTCGAGCACGGCGGCAGGCACCTTCGAGTAATCGACAAGCGGCGCGAGCATCTGCGTCACGCTCGGCAGGCGTTCGCCGCTGAGCGTGTAAGCGTGCGCGACAGGATCGAATGCGAGCATCACGACCCCATCGGGTTTTCGATGAACTCGACCACCGCGTTGTAATTCGCGGTCGTCACGCCATCGAGATCGAAGCCGAATTTCTTCAGGATGTCCGATTCGCCGACAGCGTTCTGCTCCATCTTCGTCTTGAGCACGCGCAGCACGCTGTCGCTGATCGGCGTGGCCGGTGCATCTTCGAACTGTTCCTGCTCGGCGCGCTGGGCGCGCGAGCGCGGGGCGGCCGTGCGTTGCTGCTGCGCGGGCTGCTCGTTCTGTTGCACCGGCTCGGCTTCGCGGTGCGTGATGGGTTGCTCAATAACGCCGTCGGCGTCTGCCTGTTCAAGCGCGGGTTTTGCAGCCGCGCGCTGGCTGCGCGATTGCGGCTGCTGGACAGCGGCGGGCACTTCCTGGGCCGCGCCCATGTCGCGCTCCACGATGCGCTGCGCCTCGTCTTCGTCGAAAACGCCAGCGAAGCCAAACGCGAGGCGAGCGCCCTGTACGAACGTCTTGTGGCGCAGCATGCGATTCGGATGCGATTGCCACGGCTGCATATTGCGGCGCACGACTTCGTCGAAGTACTCGCGCACGATCACCGGACGTTGGCGATCCTTACGATAGACGCGCACTTCCATCCAGACCGGCACTTTCTTGCTGGAAAAGTCGACGAGTTCTTCGGCATACGAAAACTCGAAGCCGTCGCACATGGGGTGCTCGTTGACGATGCGGGCCCAGCCGTCCACGCCGATCACCGGCACGATGCCGCCCTTGTCCGGGAAGGCGTAGATTTCCTTCGTGAACGGGTTCAGGCCGTACTGATCGGCGACGATCAGCAACGCGGCCATTTGCTCGTTGGAGACTTCCTTGTCGTTCTGCTGCTTGAAGCACGTGGACTTGAGCGTGTCCATGAGCTTCGTCGGCTCGATGGAGTACTTGTCGGCGAACTTCGAGACCAGGCTCGCGCGTTGGGTTGTGACTGCGGTGGACATGGGGTTCCTCGTGGATGGTGATGGGTTACTCGGCAACCGGCGCGGGCATCTTCTCGATGCACACGTACGGGAAGCGCAGCGGGAAGGCCTTGATGTACTTGCCGAAGTGCGAGCCGAACGACTCGGCGCCGCGGAAGGCTTCCCAGTTCTCGGCCGTGAACTGCGAGTAGTGGTAGAGCGACGTCGGCGCACCGGTCGTGCGGTTCTTGAAGCGAACCGCGAGCGTGCACGTGGCGGCGTCGTAGCCGATGCTGTGGATCTGCGACGATTCGACCGCGTCCATCGCGATCACGGGTGTTTCAACGGCGGGCGTGTTCATACGGCACCTTTGCTGAAGTGGTGGGGTTGATCGAGATACGGCGGGTCTGCCGGCATCATGGCCAGCGCGAACAGGAACAGCGCGGCCATGCCGACGAGCGCCGAGAGCAGCGGGTGTGCGTCGGAGAACTGACGGATGCGCTTCACAGCACGCCCCCGACCGAATCGCTGTGCTGGTAGTGGCGCGCGACGTGCGGCGGCACATACATCGTGCCGATCGCCATGGGCGTGAGGCCCATGCGGCGATTGAGTGCCTTTTTCGCCGCAAGTTTTGCGGCGTTCATGGCCGCAAGGTGACGCATCTGCGCTTCCATGCGCTCGGCATCGGTGAGGCGCACACCCGTTTCGATGGTGCGCAAGTCGATCATGGTCAGAAGCATGCGATTCCCCTGGTGCACATGAGAAAGGCCAGGACAGCGACGCCCATCAGGCTCGCGCCGGCGGTGAAGGAAAGCAGCAGCAACGTGCCGCGCAGTTGCTGTTCGGTTGCGGGCATCACGACTGCGCTCCGGGCATCAGATCAATTCGCTCGCCACGGACGTTGACTGCCGTCTCGTCGTGAGCAGCCAGAAAATCAGGGCCTTTCGTGACGTAGGAGACGTCTGCACCTTCGTGCGTTATGACGAGTCGAAACTCCGTCGTGAACGGGTGCGATTGCGCCACAATTTGGCGATGCAGCTCACGCACAAGCGCCTTTATGTCGGCGGCAATCTTTCCGCTTTTTTCGACGTAGAGAGTTTTCTGTTCGCTCACGTTGGTTCCCCGTATTTAGTTAGCACCACACGACATCGTTGAAATCGACGGTGCGTCGATAGACCCACTTCTGCGACCAGCCGACGAACGCCATTTCCATGTAGCCGTTGGCCAGCAGGACGATTCGATAGGAGGGGCCGTTCATGACAGCTCCGTCTTGGCCAGCGCCAGATCCAGCAGCAGACGCTCGCCCGACTTCAGCGGGTTGCGCGCGGCGATAGTGGAAAGCGCCTCGACCAGTGCGTCGATCGCGTCAGCCGCCTGGGCCATCTTTCGCTCAGCTCCGATCGCGTTGCCGCTGGCGTCGTAGCCGCGCAGCTCGCGCGAGAGGTCGCACGTGGGCTTCGAGCAGTCGGGGCATTCCTCGCCGTCGTAGCCTCCACCGTTAGGCAGCAAGCCGCCGATCATTCCGTGGCCGCCGCACTTTTCGCACGTGGGCTTGAGGTCTTGGGCGTCACACATGCTCGACCTCGTCTTCGGCGCACTCGCGGCAGATCGGGTAGCCGTCCAAGTCGCGATCGAACAGCGTCGCGCGGCGGCATTCGGCGCAGTAGAAGCGCGGCGCGCGCTCGACGTCGGGTTTGACGTCCAATTCGTCCCAGAGCACGATTCGCATTTCTTCCTCGCTGTGAAGTCTCGCTACACAAGGCAAGTATAGAGATGCTTCGCTTTATGTCAAGCGTCGCTACACAATTGGGTAGAAAAAAATCCCGCGTGGGCGGGATCGGGGCAGACCGCAGCTATTCGGGTCAGCGAAGCGTGCGCAAATTACCGCATGCAAGCACCAGAAGACCATCCTTTTGAGACGCGACAGCGCGGCCATCTGGAGAATAAAGGCCCTGAACCGTGCAAGTCAGGCTCACCTCTGAGCTCTTTCCGATCGAAGCGGGGATTTCTGCGGACGGCAGGATAGCTCGCACAGCCGGAGCGTCCGCACCGAGGCCCATAAGCGGAAGGTACGTGCGACCTGAGGGAAAGCTGGCCGGTGCGCCAAGAACGGCTGCGCGCGGAATCGTCAGTTCTGCGTTGCGGTACTTCTGGTCGGCGAGCGCCGGACTGCGTTCATAGTCGAGTGCGATCTGGGTGACACTCGTTTGCGCGCCAATCCATTGCTCGGCGCTTGCCACAGAGCAGGCGCCGAGAAGCGCTAGGGAGACGAGGGCGTGTTTCATCCGAAAAGCCACATGGCTGGTTTCACGATCGCGGCGACGTAATGCAGACGCTCAATCTGATCCGAGTTGATGGCGATAGGCATGTGTGCCGTGTTGACCGACATCAGGTGCGTGCGGCCCTGCGCAGCATAGAGAAAAATCTTGACCATAACGCGCCCGTCCTTAGCCTTAACGAGCACCTCGTCGCCGTGCTCGACCTTGCGATTCGGCTCGACGATGACGAACTCGCCATCCTTGATGCGCGGCATCATCGAGTCGCCCTTGCAGCGAATGCCGTACGCATCACGGTCTTTCGACGGGAAGTCGAGGTAACCGTCCCCATGACCGACCGGATAGTCCAGCTCGGCCCAGTGTCCATCGTCTCCCAACTGTGCTGTCCCCACTACTGGAATGCGAACGCCCTCCGGCACCGGAATTGGATCGAAGGGATCGTCATGATGAATGCCCGGCATCTTCTTCTCGCCTCGACCCGTGAGAAGCCAAACCGGGTTGTAATCGAAGCGCTGCTGTATGCCTACCGCGTGCTCAAGTTTAATTTTCCCGCTTCCGTCGAGCCACGTCAGGACAGTATCGATGTCCACACCAGCCGACTCGGCTAGCTGCGTGGGCGTCGCGCGCGCCTCGGAAATGATGAGCCGCATTCGCTCATCAAGTTCTGGGGTGGCAAAACCGTCGATCAAAACACGTGGAACAGCAGTGGAGGTGCCTGGCACGTCCTGAACGAAGCTTGGCTCGTCGCCTGCCTTCGAAAGATTCAGGACGAGTGGCTGCGTGAGATCGTAGCGCTTGTCGCCAGTCACCAGATACTGCACGGACGTGCGCAGCTTCCTCGCCAGAGCGATGAGTTTGTCCTGGTCTGGCCGCGTGTCGCCGCGTTCCCAGGAGGCCACTGCGCTTCGGGAAATGCCGAAAACATCGCCAATTTCCTGAAGCGTGAAGCCAAGCGCCTTGCGCTTTTCGCGAATTAAAGAACCCATATTCATAGTGCAGGGAAACTTAACACTTGATTGTGTAGTATTGCTTCGCCTATCATGTGTAGCGACTCTTCACAAATTCGGAGCGAATCGTCATGGACGAAGCTACCAATGGCGGCGCGCGGCAAGACGAACTGCGCGACGCCGTAAAACTGGCCGGGGGGGCCAGCGCGCTGGCCGAACATCTGCGGCTGTCGCGCGGCGCCATCTACGACTTCATCCGTCGCGGCAATTTCGCTCCGGAACACTGCCCGGAGATCGAGAAGTTCTCGGGCGGCCGGGTGAAGTGCGAAGTCCTGAACAACACGGTTGACTGGGCCTACGTCCGGGCAACCTCGACCGAATCGGCGGCGGCATGAGATCCACACCAGCCAGCCGCCGAGCGGCCTATCGCAACGAAGTCAAAACGCGGATGAGCGACCGTCCCTACGAGGCCATGCAGGCCTGGAAGGTGTTGCACGGTATCGACAGTGATTCCGCCGCGCTTAACCGCATCGCCGAGCTGTTTCTCCTCGGCGCAGTCGGAACTTTGCCGCCGCAGCTCGTCGCCGTCAGTGCCGACGTGGGACACAACGGCCCGGCGGTGAACGCATGAGCGAAAAGGTCGAGCAGCCCGTGCTGCTGCCGATTGCGGAGGCCGCCGATCTGGCGACGCGCGCCGCAGCGCGGGGCGTTTCGGGTGCGGATTTTCTCGGCTATCACGTGCTGCGCAGCGCCTACGGGGCTTTGCACCCAGCCGTGATCGAGTTCGAACAGCGTCCCATCGCGGGACAAACAGGGACTGACGCGGAGGACGCGTGATGCTTCTTGTGAAAGCTCTTGCCGCCTGGTGCGTAGTGGCGTGTGTTGCCGCGCTGGTGCTGGGCCGTGTTCTTCGGGGGAAGGCGTGAGCCGATGGACAACAACCGAAATCGCAACGCTCGCGCGAGAGTATGCGCGAGCCGTTCGCATTGATGACCTGCGCGCATTGCTCGCGCGCCATACGCACGCTGGTCTGTACGCGAAGGCTCGAAAGCTCGGGCTCACGCGTGCTCGCCGCAAGAAGGCCGCATGAATCAAATCCCGAATCAGCTCACCTTTCGCCAGGTCTGCGACGACGACGTCGTGATCTGGCATCGCGCATTCGCGCTCGCATCTCAAATGAGCACGCCTGAACGTCGCGCCGCGGTCTTCACGGCGCTCGTTCTCTCGTGCCTGCGTCTCGGCATCTCGATGCACGACCTCATGAATCGCAGGTGCTGATATGCGCGAATACGGAAAAATCCACGCATCTTTCTGGACGAGCCAGGACATCCGATCCATGACGGAGGATGGCCGTACACTCGCATCCTATCTTTTGACGAGCCCGCATTCGAACATGCTGGGCTGTTTTCGCGTGCCGCCGGCCTACGTTTCGGACGACCTCAACTGGCCTTTGCAAAGGGTTATGGAAGGGTTTGCCGAACTGTATCGAAAGGGTTGGGCAACCCTTTCCGAAGGGTCTAATTGGCTAGTTATCCACAAGTTTTTGAAGTGGAACCAGCCTGAAAACCCGAATGTGGTGAAGGCTGCTGAAAAATTGTTCGACCAGATTCCGGACGAATGTGGCGTAAAGCCTTTACTGGCTTGGGCTGTAGCCGAATTTGAGCCGCGATTCAGCCTCGAAAAACTGGCCAAATTCAAACCCTTTGCGAACCCTTTCGATACCACTCCCAAAGCCTATCGAAAACCAGAGCCTGAACCAGAGCCTGAACCAGAGCCTGAACCAGAGCCAGAGAGAGAGCCAACAACGATGTCGCTCTCGCTCGTTCCGGACGCTCCGAAAAAATCCGATCCCGTCGAGGAAATTTTTTCGTACTGGCAGCAGCGGATGCAATCGCCTCGCAGCTCGCTCGACGACAAGCGCCGTCGAATGATCCGGCAGGCGCTCAAAAGCTACAGCCCTGCCGACGTCTGCAAAGCGATTCGAGGCTGCTCGCGCTCGCCGTTCCACATGGGCGAAAACGACCGGAAGACGAAGTACAACGGCCTCGACCTGATCCTTCGCAATGCCGAAAAAATCGACGCGTTCATCGCGATCGACGACAACCCGCCGGCGCAGGGCAGCGGAACGCCGCTCACGCAGAGCGACCGCATCCGGATGCAGAACGAGCGCGTAGCGCGCGAATGGCTCGGTGAAGAGCCGCAGGACGACGGACGCACGATCGACATGGAGACAGCCCATGAAAGCCACTGACCGCAAGGAATTTTTCGCAGTGCTCGCCCGCACGTTCGAGACGTTCGGCAAGCCACTGCCCAGCGGCGATGTCCTCACCGTCTGGTGGACGAAGCTTGAGCCTTTCCCGATCGAAGTCGTATGTGCAGCGTTCTCGCGCCACATCGACACGAGCGAATTCCCCCCAGTTCCTGCTGCGATCCTGAAGCTGCTGCCGCGCGAATCCGACGGTCACGTGCAACCTGACGAGGCATGGTCGATTGCCGTGCGGCTGCTCGACGAGCGCAACACCGTCGTCTGGAATTCGCAAATCGCCGAGGCTTGGGGAAAGATTTCGCACCTTGCTGACGGTGACGAAACTGCTGCTCGAATGGCATTTCGGGCCGCTTATGCCGACGTTTTAGACCGTGCACGAGCCTTGAACACGCCTGCGAAATGGGTCGTCACGCTGGGCTGGGACGTCGAGCAGCGCGAACAAATCGTCACCGAAGCGGTGCGGCAGAACCGCCTGTCGATCGCTCACGCGAAAGCCGCTGTGCCTTTGCTGGCCGGGCCCAGCGAAGAATCGGCGGTCACGCCGCAGGCCGAGCAGCAGCTCGCGAAACTGCGCTCGATCTGTGCCGGGATAGGGGCGGTGAGTGCACGCGCAGCAGTGGCCGGAGCCGAGCGCGCACGTGAGGCGATCGACGACCTGGCCCGCGCGAAGCAGCAGACGGCCGCTCGCGTCGCCGCGTACGAGGCGAGCCACGCATGAGCCTCGACGACGTCCGCACCGACACCTGCGCCGCCTACGGTTGCCCGCTGCTGGGCTCGTTCGGCGTGGGCGGCAAGTGGTTCTGCGTTTGCCACTTCCGCGCCAATGCGGCCGTCAACGATGCGATCACCGCCGAGCTGAACCGTCACCGCGGCGTCGTCGACGCGCTGCTGCTCGCGCGCCGCACTGGCGCCGGGTATGCGGACATCAAAGCCCTTGAGGACGAGCTGATCGGCCACACGCACGAGATCGGCCGTCAGCAATCCATTCCCACCGCTGGCGTGGTCGGCCCGACGCACGCCGAGCCTGCCTTCACGGAGACCGATGCATGAACTGCAAACCGGGTGACTTGGCTTTCATAACGAGAGCCTACTGCGTTGAAAATATCGGCCGCATTGTCGAAGTTTTGCCGCAGTTTGAAGTTGTTATGGATATGCCTTCCTGGAATACGCGGATTGTTGGTGACGCTGCGTCTCCCTGCGTTATCGAAATCAATGGCGGCGTGATTGCACGTTTGGAACACGACACTTACGCCTGGTGTCCTGATGCGTGGATGCGCCCGATCAGTGGCGTGCCAGTGACTGATGACGTCCATGACGAGGTGCCCGCATGACCGCACACACCATCCCCGCCGAGTGGGATCGCCACGCGCTCAAGACCGCGCGCAGCCTCGCCAGCATCGACCGCGCGCGACTGCCCGGCAGCACCACGCAGTTCGTCGCGATCCTGCAGGAGGCGATCCTCGCTGGCATGCGCTTCGCCACCGACGACCGCGCCGCGCGCGGCCCCGAGCAGTGCATCCTGATCGAGCACAGCTTCATCCGCCTGGCGGGCGTGAAGGTCAGCGACGAGGAAATGGCCGTGCTGCGCGCCATCGCGGATCGGCTGAAGGCGAACAACGACACGAGGGCGCTGCAATGCTGACCGTCACGCTGCCGTATCCGCTGTCGGCGAACAAATACTGGCGCCCGGTGACCATCAACGGCCGCGCGATGATCGTGCCGACGAAAGAAGCCAAGGCGTTCAAGACCGAGATCGCGTGGCTGTTGCGCGACGCTGGCGTGCGCAAGCCCATCGACGGCCGCGTGAAGATCCACCTCGACCTCTATCCGCAGCGCCCGAAGGACTGGCAGGCGCGGCAGCGAAAGCTCGGCTCGAACTGGGACGACAACGTCATGTGCATCGACATCGACAACGCGCGCAAGGTGCTCTACGACGCGTTCAAGGGCGTGCTGATCGTCGACGACAAGTGGATCTGGTCGGACAGCGCGGATCGCTGCGAGCCGGATGGCGAGGCTCGCGTCGTGGTGACGATCGAGCCGATTGCTGCCGCGCAGCCGCAGGCCGCGTTGGAGTTGCCCACGCCGCGCGCCGATCTCTTCGATCCGCTGGAGGTTTGACGATGGAACGGCAGAAGATCCGATTCGGCAATACCACGATCATCGTTACGTTCAATGCTCGCATCGCATGGTGGGTGCGGCCATACCTCAAGACGGTGTGGCTGATTGCGCAAATCACCCAGCTCGAGCCCGACATGAAACGTGTGACGCGCCGGGTAATGCGGGGCGTCCGAGCGAAGACGGTCGAACGGCCGTCGCACTGAGCACCACGCTACGCCGATGCGCACTCGGCCGCTGGCTCCTGCGACACGGGCGAAACCATGCGAGGAAACCATGCTGACGAAAGAGCAACAGAATCGTGCGTTCGACGAGGCTATGAACGTGGCGCGCGAACTTGCCAAGGAAGGCCACGATGAGAGGGAAGTCGTGCGCGGTGCGAAGGCTGTGATCGCCGCAGCGCACGCGGTGGATGCGCAGTTCGATGAGAAAGATGCCGATGCGCAGCCTGTCGCCAAGGTGCGGGAAAACGGCCAGATCCATATTCTCGACCACAACGTCCCCGTCGGCACGCTGCTGCGTCGAGCCTGACTTCCGCTTTTACACCCGCCACCTGAGGCCACCATGCAGACGTCCAACACCCGCACCGCCATCCAGTCGTCCTGGGAGATCTTCGAGCGCCGCACCGTGGCGGCCGACGCCACTGCGGCCGAGCGCGCCGCCGCCCGCCGCGCGTTCTTCGCTGGCTTCCACACGATGCTGTTCCTGTCGCAGCAGCTCACGCCGCTCGAACCGGCGCGCGCCGCAGTCGTGCTCGAAGCCGTCGCCAACGAGGCCGCTGAATTCGCGCTCGCGCCGTACTGATTTCGCCCGAGATAATCGGGCGTCGATTTTATGGCGTCCGTTTATCTGATAATCAAACCGACATCCGATAACTCGGGATTGAGAACGATATGGCAGGCAACGGGAACCCCAGCACGCAATTTTCGAAAACGAATCAGCCGAAAAGCCGACGCGGAAAAGACGTGCGCACGAAAATGCTGGAGGCGATTAAAAAGGTCACCGGCAAAAATGAGGGCGCGTTTTATCAGGAAATCGCGACACGCGCGGTCAATCAGGGCGACGTCGTGCTCATGAAAGAGCTGATGATGCGCGTTGCGCCGGTCGCGCGCCCCGTCACGCCGGAGGTGCACTTCGACTTCCCCGAGACCGGTTCGCCCGTCGATCAGGTCGACGCGATCATGAAAGCAGTCTCGCTCGGCAAGGTGCCCGCCGACGTCGGCCAGATGCTCGTGAACATGATCCGCGCGAAGCTCGACGTGCTGGAAATCAGCGAGCTCGCCGACCGCCTCGCGGCCATTGAGCGCCAGCTCGCGCAGGATAAGTGAGCCATGAACGTCAAAGCGGGAGACATGGCGATTGTTGTCGTGCCTGCTGACTGGCCGCGCAAGACGCTTGACGGACTGGTGGTTGAGGTCGTCAGTTTTGTTCCGCCGCGCGGGCCGGAGGCGTGCTGGGATCAACGGCCAGCATGGTGGTGCAAATGGAAGCGCGCGTGGTTCAACGATCACGGCGTGATGTTCCTCGATGGCGGTTTGCTGGACTCGTGGTTGCGGCCGATCAGCGGCGTATCGCTTGCTGACGAAATTCGAATTGAAGCGGCGTTTCTCGCATGAGCCGCCGCCGGATCTCGTATGCCGCGATTGCCCGCGTCGAGCAGTACTTCAAGGGCATCGCGACCAAAGCCGAACCGGCCGTGTTCGGCATCTGCAACATGCAGCGCGAGATCATCCGGCGCGTCGACATCGACGGCAACGTCACCGACGCGCCGCCCACCGTCCTGATCCCCGAAAAGCTCGAACGCCTGATCTACCCGAAGCGCTTGAAGATCGTCTACGGCGGCCGTGGCTCGGCCAAGACGCGGAGCATTGTGTCGATCCTGACAGCCCAGGCGTCGGCGCGCCGTGAGCGTGTCCTCTGCCTGCGCGAGATCCAGAATTCGATCGAGGAATCGAGCCATGCCGAGCTGTCCGAGGAGATCGAGCGCCGCGACCTGTCCGGCTCGTTCGTGGTCGGGCGCAAGATCATCCGCGTGCCGGCCACCCGCAGCAGCTTCAGCTTCCGCGGGCTCTATCGCAACGTCACCGGCGTCAAGGGCTTCGCCAAGGCCACGAAGGCCTGGGTGGACGAAGCGGAGACCGTCTCGCGCGAGTCGTGGGGCGTCCTGATGCCGACGATCCGCGAGCCCGGCTCCGAGATCATCGTTTCGTTCAACCCGAACAAGCCGACCGATCCGACGTGGGTAGACCTGATCGGCCCGTACGAAAACCTGCTCGACGATGACGGCTGCTACGAGGACGACGAAGTCCTCATCATTCGCGCGAACTACACCGACAACCCCTGGTTCACAGCGGAACTGGAGATCGAGCGCGCCAAGATGGAGCGCACCGACAGAGACCGCTACAACTGGATCTGGCTCGGGCAGTTCAACCGGCGCAGTGACGAAATCATCTTCGCTGGCAAGTGGCGCAGCGAGGCGTTCGAGACGCCCGCCAACGTGCGCTTCTTCTTCGGCGCCGACTGGGGCTTCGCGCAGGATCCGACCACGCTTAACCGGTCGTTCGTGCGCGGCAATACGCTGTTCATCGACTGGGAGGCCAACAGCCTGCGCCAGAACAACGGCAAAGGCGTCGACCTCGACGAGATCTGGAAGCTGTTCGCGGGCAACGAAGGCATGCGGCCGAAGCAGCGCGAGCAGTGGCAGCCGGGCGACGCGCTGAAATACCCGGGCATCCCCGGCGCACGGCAGTGGAAGATCAAGGCCGATTCGGCGCGGCCAGAGACCATCAGCCTGGTCGCGAAGCAGGGCTTCAACATCAGCGCCGCAGCGAAGTGGGGCGGCTCCGTCGAGGACGGTATTACGTTCCTGCGCGGCTTCGATGAAATCGTGATTCACCCGCGCTGCGTCGAGACGATTAAAGAGTTCGAAAGATATTCGTACAAGGTCGATAAACAGACCGGCGATATTCTCCCGATAATCGTCGACAAGCATAATCACCACATCGACGGCATTCGATACAGCATGGACGGCTATATTCGAGGGCGCAACGGCCTTAATATCTCAAGCGAAGCACTTCAAGCTGCCGCCGCTGCTTAATGCGGCGATTTTCCGTTTCATCCCGATAATCGGAGTTATTCATGCGTAAATCGCTTTTGATTGCCGCTTTGAGCGCGGTATTGCCGTTTTACATGTCCGACGTGACCGCAGCCGCTGCGCCGGCAGAAGACCCAAACGCTGGTGCATCGCCTGCGGCAGACGTCCCCGCAAGCGACACGACGTCGTCTGCGACGACTGCACCGGACGACAGCGCCACCGGCACCACGGACGCGCCCCCCGCTGAATCGACGCCGGACGCCGAGGCTGCTGCCCCGGCGACCGACGACGCTGCTCCCGAAACGCTGACCGATACGGCTGCCGATGAACCAGCTGCAACCGCCGAAGTCGCGCCGACGGAAACCGCCGCTGAAGTAGCCGCGCCCGATGCTGAAGCGGCTGATGTCGAGACGACGACCGCCGCTGCCGAAGCTGCCCCCGCCGCAGCAGCCGCCCAGGAAGCCGACGTGACGCCCGAGCCGACGGCCCCCATCAACGAAAACACTGGCAAGGTCGAGGTCGAGGCGGACTCGCACGCCGAAGCGAAAGACCGTTTCGCCGGGCTGCTCGCCAAGCTGCATCAGTTCGAGCAGGACACCGTCGACGAGCTGCGCACCGAGCTGCTCGCCATCGGCACGCTGCTGCACCTGCACTCGAAGGCCTCGACGGACGCCGCGCTGACCGGCGACTACAAGGCCACCGACCTGTCGTAACCCACTGCGGCGCGCGCCATGCTCGATAAACTCCGTTCTCTCGTTCGTGGCGCGCCGCTCCTGCCGCCGTCTCCTGCAACACCGCGTATCGCGCTCGACAGCGCGCCGCGCATCGAGCCTAACTGGCCGACAGTCGAAGGCCCGCGCCGCGGGCTCAGCATCAGCCCGGCGCTGCTCGAACAGCTTCAATCCATGCAGGGCGCGCAGCACGCCGTCATCGACTGGCCCGCGAAGTTCAAGCCAGCTGACGTGATGCCCGGCACCAAGGGCGACGAGAAGGGCGCCCCAGCCGTCGCGATGGATTCGATCTGCGACAACATTCCTGGCACGCTCGGCCTCTACAGCGGCTACGCCCAGATGCAGGGCGTCGACTTCATCGGCTACGCCGCGCTATCGCTGCTCGCGCAGCACCCGCTGATCCGCGCGATGGTCGAGACGCTGGCCGACGAGATGACGCGCAAGTGGATCGAGTTCAGCGGCCAGGGCGCCGAGGAATCGGACGCCGAGCGCGTGAAGGCGCTGCAGGCCGCGACCGAGAAATTCCACCTCAAGAAGCAGTTCAACCGCGCGATGAAGAAGACCGGCTACTTCGGTGGCTGCATGCTTTTCATCGACATGGGAGACGACACCTATTCCGAGGCGGGCAAGCGCGAGATCCAGACGCCGCTGACGCTCGATTCGGCCAAGATCACGAAGGACTCGTTCAAGGGCTTCCGTCTCATCGAGCCGATCAACTGCTACCCGGCGCCCTACAACGCCGACAATCCGCTCGCCGACGGCTATTACAAGCCGGACGCGTGGCTCGTGCAGGGCCGCAAGGTGCACGCGTCGCGCCTGCTGCACTTCACGCAGAACGAACCGCCCATCCTGCTCAAGCCCGCGTACAACTTCTTCGGCATCCCGCTCGCGCAGATGGCGCTGGACTACGTCGACCGCTTCGACACCGTGCGCATCGCCGTCGCGAAGCTCGTCAAGAGGTTCAGCACGTCGATCCTGAAGACCGACATGAGCCAGATGCTCAACGGCGGCGGCTATGACGACGCGACCAGCCTGAAGGCGCGCGCGTTGCTCTGGTCGATGATGGGATCGAACGACGGCCTGATGACGCTCGACATGGAGGCCGAAGATTTCGTCCAGGTCAACACGCCGGTGTCGGGCCTGGCCGATCTCGTGTCGCAGCAGCTCGAACTGCTCGCCGCGATCAGCCGCACGCCCGCCGTGAAGTTGCTCGGGATCTCGCCGAAGGGCTTCAATTCGACCGGCGAGTACGACGAGGCGAACTGGTACGACCATGTGTCGAGCCAGCAGCAGATCGTTTTCGCCGACAACCTCGACCGCGCCACGAAGATCATCCAGCTTTCCGAGAACGGCAAGATCGACGACGATCTCACGCATCGCTTCGTGCCGCTGCACGAGCAGAGCGAGGTCGAGAAGGCGACGAACCGCAAGAGCAACGCCGACACCAACGCGATCTACCTCGACCGCGGCGTCGTGTCGCCCGAGGAAGTCCGCGCACAGCTGGCCGCCGACCCCGACAGCGGTTTCGAATCGCTCGACGTTGACGAGCTGCCTGAGGGGCTGCCGGGCGCCGAAGAGGGCAACGAGCCGGACGCGGACAGCGCCGGTAACGTCTGATGCCCGCGCGCGCGCCGAAGGTTAAGGGCGAAATGCGCCCGGCGCGCCCGAGCGCTGCGCTGCGCGTCGCCTACCAGCGCCAGCTCGAACGCCTCGTCGACGAGATGCACCGCTCGACGCTGTATTGGCTGCGCGCCACCTACCGCGATCGCGAATCCGAAATCACCATGGACGCGTCGCCGGCCGCCGACCTGGCCGCGCAGCTCGCGCGTCGCGCCTCGCAGTGGCGCAAGATGTTCGCGAAGCGCGCGCCGGATCTCGCCCGCGAGTTCATTTCCAAGGTCGATCGTCACGCCACGAACGCCACGAAGCAGGCTGCCGTCGCGCTGACCGGCATGAGCGTTTCGGTCAAGGACACGCTGGTGTCGAACACGGTGCTCCAGGCGTCGGTACGCGAGAACGTCTCGCTCATCCAGTCCATCCAGTCCGAATACGCGACCGACGTCGAGGGCATCGTGATGCGCAGCGTCACGGCGGGCCGCGACCTCTCATACGTCACCGAGCAGTTGCAGCAGCGCTTCGGCGTGACGCGCCGCCGCGCGCAGCTGATCGCCACCGACCAGAACAACAAGGCCACGGCGCAGATGGCGCGCGTGCGCCAGCTCGGCATGGGGATCAAGAAGGCGCGCTGGCTTCACGTGGGCGGCGGTAAAAATCCGCGCCATTCTCACGTGCAGGCAAACGGGAAGGTTTTTGATTTGGATAAAGGTCTTAAAATCGACGGCGAATATATTTTCCCCGGCGAACTGATTAACTGCGGCTGCGTCGGGGCACCTCTTATCCCGGGCGTAGACGATGAAGCCGAATAAGCCAGTTATTCTCGCGTTCGACAAAATGACCGTCCGTCGTGTTGATACCGACGGGCGGCTTTTTGTTAAGACGAGCCACATTACCCGAGCCGACGTTAATCCCTATTACGGTCGGGAAATCCCGACGTGGGACGAACTCGGTCTCGATCCCGACCGCGTCTATCAGGTGTTCCGGCCGCCCGAGGAGCTGCAGAAGGGCGCCCACACGTTCAACACGTTGCCGATCCTTGCCATCCACACGCACGTAACGGCAGAAAACCCGCAAAAAGAAGAGATTATCGGCTCAACCGGGTCAAATGCGGTGTTTGACGGGACGTGGCTTGATAATGCGCTCGGATTTTGGGATGCGCAGTATATCGACAAAATCGACGACGATTCACAGCGAGAATTATCGTGCTCTTATCGTTATATTCCGATTATCGAAAACGGCTCCTATAATGGCTCGCCATACGATCTAAAAATGACGGCGATTGAAGGTAATCACGTCGCTTTAGTCGTCGAGGGTCGCGCCGGCCCGGAAGTGATGGTCGCTGATACCCAGATCCACCCCCCTCAAAAGGCACATACCGTGAAACTGAATCCCAAGCAAAAGGCCGCGCTGAAGGCGCGCATGCCGAAGCTCAAGGTGGCGATGGACGAGGGTCTCGACACCGAAGCCGTCGAAAACGCCCTCGAAGAAGCGCTCGAAGAAGTCCAGGCGCTCGGCGAACCGGAAACGACCGACGACGAAGAAGGCACGCTGCTCGAAAAGCTGAAGAAGCTGATCGAGGGCGCTGGCTCGACGGGCGCGAGCGACGAGGAAAAGAAGCCTGCCGACGACGAAGCGGCTAAGCGCGCTGAAGAAGCGCGCAAGGCCGACGAAGCCAAGAACGCGGGCGCCATGGACGCCAAGATCAAGGCCGCCGCCGACGGCGCGCGCGTCTCGATCGAAAGCCGCTTCCGCGCCGCGCAAAAGGTCGAGCCGATCACCGGCAAGCTCGATGCAATGGCCTTCGACTCGGCCGACGCGATCTTCGCGCACGCGCTGAAGGTCGGCGGCATGGAGCCCGAGAAGCACGACGCGGCGGCGTATAGCGGCATCGTCGATGTGCTGCTCACGAAGCGCGCAGAGCCGACGCCGCATGGCGCGCAGGACTCGGCCGCTAACGGCGAACTGCTGAAGATGTTCCCGGCGCTCGCCAAGATCAACCACGCGTAAGGATCACGCCATGAGCTTCCCGACCGCTGTTCGTTTGCAGCCCGAAGTTGGCGTGCCCGGCACGCGCGCTTCGATGAATCCGATTTCGGTGATCTCGCGTATCGCGCAGAGCGCCGTCACCGTCGCCCGTTTCGTGTGGCCCGGCACCGACACCGACAACCAGGTGCAGAACACGGGCACCGGCGCGCCGCTCGGCCTCGCCATCACCGATCAGGTCGGCGTCATCCCGAACTACCTCGCTGAATACAGCATGCAGGTGCCCGCCGGTTTCCCGGTGCAGGTCGCCGAGCAGGGCGAGTACTTCGCGAGTTCGGCCAACGCCGCTACGCTCGGCCAGAAGGTTTTCGCGACGCTCGCCGACGGCACGCTGCAGTTCGGCGCGGCCGGCGCCACGATCACCGGCGCCGTCGAAACGCCGTACGTCGTCACGCGCGGCGGCGCAGCGAACGCCGTCATCAAGATCTCGACCTGGAGCAACCTCGCATGAAACTCAATCAACTTCGCGAGTACGGCATTGTGCTCGCGCACGATGCGCAACTGCTCACGGACGAGCTGCGCGCCAAGGTCATCGCGGCCATGGACGCGGCGGGCCCGATGGTGACGATGCCCAACAACGGCATTCCGCAGATGCTCACGAACTACTTCGATCCGCGCGTGATCGAGGTGCTCGTCGCGCCGATGAACTCGGAACTGCTTTACCCGGCCGTGCAGAAGGGCGACTGGGCCACCGACACGACGACGTTCCTCGTGGTCGAAAACACGGGTGAAACGGCGACGTACGGCGACTTCAGCCAGAACGGCCAGTCGAGCCACAACGCAGTGTTCCCGCAGCGCCAGGCGTATGGCTTCCAGACGAACACGCAATGGGGCGATCGCCAGATGGCCGTCGCCGCTAAGGCACGCCTCGACTATGCGTCGCGCCAGCAGATCGCCTCGGCGCTCATCCTGCGCAAGAAGGAAAACGCGATCAACCTGTTCGGCGTCTCGGGCTTGCAGAACTACGGCCTGATGAACGATCCGGCGCTTATCACGCCGGTCGCGCCGACGACCGGTGTCGCGGGCAACACGTGGGCGCTGAAGACGTCGGACGAAATCTACAACGACTTCGTGCTGTTGTGGGCGGACCTCATCGCGCAGGGCAATGGCCTCATCAACACGAAATCGGCGGTGAAAGTCGGCATTCCGAACATCGTCGAGCAGTACCTCACGAAGCAGAACACCTACGGGCAGGTGCTCCGCGACCGGCTGAAGCTGGCCTATCCCAACATGACAATCGAGACGATCCCCGAGTTCGCGACGACCAGCGGCAACCTCGTGCAGATGATCGCGCAGGATGTCGAAGGTCAGCCGACCGGTGAGCTGGGCTACGCCGAACGCATGCGCGCGCACGGCGTGGTGCGTCACGAGTCGTCCTACTCGGAGAAGAAGTCGGGCCGCAACTGGGGCGCCGTCATCTACTACCCGATCTTCGTCGCGCAAATGCTGGGGGTTTAAGAATGGACGACACGAAACAGAACGAAAGCACCTCGACCGTCGACAAGACGAACACGAAGGCGCTCGAAAAGCCCGCTGGCAGCAAGAAGACGACGCAGGGCAACACCATCACCGTGTACTGCAAGCTGCCGCACGGCATTCGCTACAACCTGCCCGACGGCTCGACGTTGCGCCTGATCGGCTCGCTGGGCGAGGAGCGCTCGCCGTTGCAGGTCAGCGGCATGCCCGGTCGCGATAGCGTCGCTGGCTTCGGCGTGACGAAGAACGTCGATCCGGCCGCGTGGGCGTGGGTCGTTGATAACCATGGCGATTCGGTCGCGCACAAGAACAAGCTGATCTTCGCGCAGGAAGTGAACGACGCAGATTCGGGCGCAGCTGAAGCGAGCGAGAAGTCCGGTGAGGCGACTGGCTTCGAGCCGATCGATCCGAGCAAGGATCCGACCAACGACAAGGACGCGAACGCGCGCAACCTTGGCACGGCGAGCGCCACGAAGTGAGCACGCCCGCTGGCGTCGTCGTGTTTGACCCGGCCGCCTTCCAGGCGGCTTTTCCCGCTTTTGCGACGACGTCAGCGGACACCCTCACGGCCGACTTTGCGCTGGCCGAGCTCTACCTCAACAACACGCCGTGCTCGGTGGTGCAGGATCTCAACGCACGCGCGCAGATGCTCAACCTCATCACCGCGCACATCGCTTTCCTGCTGGGCCGCGCCGCGTCGAATAACGGCGCGAACGCGGCGGCCGTCGGCCAGATCCAATCGGCGGGCGAGGGCACGGTGAACGCGTCATTCGTTGCGGTGCAGGCGAAGAACGCCGCCTTCTGGGCGCAGAGCCAGTACGGCCTCATGTTCTGGCAGATGGCGCTGCCGTATCGCACGTTCCGCTATTTCCCGGCTCCCTGCTATGGGCGCGCCTAAGGTCGCCGGCGGCGTAAAGCTCGACGCCGCGCTCGCGCGCTATCTCGACACCGCAACGAAGACGATGCGCGCCGGTCTGCTCGAAGGCTCGACCGAGCCGGACGGCACGCCCACCGCGCTTGTCGGCTTCTGGAACGAGTACGGCACCACGCGCAAGACAGCAGACGGGCACACCGAGCATGTCCCGCCGCGTCCTTTCATGCGCACGACCGCGGAGAGCAACGGCACGCGCTGGGCGAAGATCGTCGGCGTAACCATGCAGCGCAACGGTGGAGATTTCGAAGCCGCGCTGCGCATCGCGGGCGAAGCGGCTGTCGTCGATATCCAGCAGACGATCGGCACCTGGACGAATCCGCCGAACGCAGAATCCACGATCGCGAAGAAGGGCTTCGACGGCCCGCTGCGCGGATCGGCCGCAGCTCCGATGCAGCACGCGGTCGCATACGACATCGTCGATGGAGCGCCTGAAGAATGACCCAGCTAAAACGTTGCTGCCACTGCGAAAAGATGCTCGCCGTAGTTGAATTCACTTCCGCGAAATTGAAGCCTGACGGCCTGAGTTCTTCGTGCAAGGCGTGCAAGCGCGAATATGATGCGCGCCGGTACGCTGCAAAGCGAGAAAAGTTGCTCGCCCAGCACAAAACTTGGCGGCGTGCAAACGGCGAACGGATTCGCGAATATCGCGATCAATGGCGCGCAGTGAATCTGGAGCACGTCAAAGCCGTTCAACGCGCGTATGACCAAAGAAATGCGGACAAAATTCGCGCACGGAAGGCCGCGCGTCGAACTGCGTTGCGAGAAATCAACCTATGAATCTCCATGGCCTCGTCTCCAGCATCATTGGCACGATCAATCCGTTCGTGCCGGTGACGCTCAACCAGAGCGCCGGATACTCCACGGCTGACGACGGCACGCGCACACCAGCGTTCACCACGTCCGCGCAGTCGGCGCAGGTGCAGGCGCTCAGCGCGCCCGAGATCCAGCACCTCGACGGTCTCAACATTCAGGGCGTGCTGCGCAAGGCGTATCTCAACGGCGACTGGCGCGGCGTGTATCGCCCCAACAACCAGGGCGGCGACCGGCTCGTGTTCGGCACGACCAGCGACGTCCCTGTGTCGTTGCAGGGCACGACGTGGAAGGTCGTCACCGTGTTCGAGACGTGGCCGGATTGGTGCGCGCTCGCGATTCAATTGCAGGTGGGCTGATGGCCGCCACGATCTCCATTACCGAAGCGAACGTGTGCGCCGCGCTGCGCAGCTTTCTGCTCGGCATCCTCGCGAGCGGCGTCGAGGTCGTGCGCGCGCAGGATAACGACGTCGGTGAGCCGCAGGGGCCCGACTTCGTCATGATGAACGTGATCTCGCTGCCGCGGCTCGCCACGAACGTCGACGATTACACCGATCCCGGTACGAATCCGGGCACGCGCAATTCGATGCAGTCGATCAAGATGGGCGTGCAGCTCGACGTGCACGGCCCGAATTCTGCGGACAACTCAGCGATGATCACCACGTTGCTCCGCGACGAATATGCGTGCATTCAATTTGCAGCAATTAATCCCGATATTCAGCCGTTATATTGCGACGAGCCGAAACAGGTTCCGTTTATTAACGGAGAAAATCTGTACGAGCAGCGTTGGATTATCACTGCTGCGATTCAGTACAATCCAGTAACGCAAACGCCGCAAGATTTTGCCGATCAGGTAGAGGTCGGAATTATCAGCGTTGACGCGGCATATCCTCCCGGAGCATAAGACATGTCGATCCCGGCATCCGAAATCGCGTCCTCAACGCCCAGCGTTATCAGTGCAGGCGGGTCGGCGCTCGATATTAACGGCATCATTCTCACGAACAGCGCGCGCGTTCCGATGGGGAGTGTTCCTACTTTCTCAAGCCAGGCGGCAGTCGGAAATTATTTCGGCGAGTCGTCGCTTCAATATCAACTTGCTGGCGTTTATTTCGGCGGATTCGATAATTCGAACGTGAAGCCCGGACAACTCGGCTTCATGCAATACGCGCAATCGGCTGTCGCTGGCTATTTGCGCGGCGGCTCGCTCGCGTCGATGACCCTCGCGCAACTCCAGGCATTGTCAGGTTCGCTCTCGGTTTCCATCGATGGCTTCGCGCGCGCAGCCGCATCGATCAATTTGTCGAGCGCGTCGAGCTTCTCGGCTGCGGCCGCCGCGATCCAGACCGCACTGAACGCAACGCCGCCGACGCCGGCCGTCGTAACGGGCTCGATCGCTGGCACGACGCTCACGGTTTCTGCGGTCACATCCGGCGCGCTGGCGATCGGCCAGGTGCTGACGGGCAGCGGCATAACCGCCGGCACGAAGATCACCGGCTTCCTGACGGGTTCTGGCGGTGTTGGCACGTACACGATCGACCAATCGCAGACGGTCGCGAGCACGTCGATCACCGGCGCGGCCGCAGCAGTCGCGGTGACGTTCGACAGCGTGTCGAGCGCTTTCGTCATCACTTCCGGCATCACGGGTGCACCGTCGACCGTGGCGTATGCGACCGGAACGCTCGCCGCAGGCCTCGCGCTCACGCTGGCTACTGGCGCGGTGCTATCTCAGGGCGCGGCGCCGTCGACACCTGCAACCGCGATGGCGGCGCTTGTGAAGGCTACCCAGAACTGGGTATCGTTCATGACGGATTTCGATCCGGACAACGGCACCGGCAATGCAAACAAGCTGCTCTTCGCGAACTGGACAGCGCAGCAGAATAGCCGCTATGTGTATGCCGCGTGGGACACCGACCAGAGCCCCGCGGCGTCCAACTCCGCAACGACGTCGCTCGGCTACATCGTCAAGCAAAACCAGATGAGTGGCGTGTGTCCGATCTATCAGGACATCAACCAGGCGGCGTTCCTCATGGGCATGCTTGCCTCGATCGACTTTACGGAACAGAACGGCCGCATCACGTGTGCGTTCAAATCGCAGTCCGGCCTCGCCGCGACGGTGACCGACGATGGCGTGTACAACAATCTTCTCGCCAACGGCTACAACATGTATGGCGCGTTCGCGACGGCCAATGATGAATTCACGTTCTTCTACCCCGGATCAATTGGCGGCCAATACGACTGGATCGACTCGTTCGTCAATCAGGTTTGGGTGAATAACCAGTTCCAGCTCGCCATCATGACTGGCCTGAAGAACACGAAATCGGTGCCGTACAACGTGGCAGGCGACACGTTGATCGAAGCGTGGCTAAACGATCCGATCACTCAGTTTGGTAATTTCGGCGGCTTCCAGAAGGGAGTCCAGCTCTCGGCAGCGCAGGCGGCAGAAGTGAAGCAGGATGCAGGCCTCGACATCAGCAGTGCGCTTTTCACGAACGGGAACTACCTTCAGGTGCTTGCGTCGCAAGCGTCAGCGCAGGTACGCGGCGCGCGCTCGTCGCCGCCCTGCACATGGTGGTACATGGACGGCGGCAGCGTGCAGAAGCTGAACGTCGGCTCAGTGATGGTTCAATAAGGGGAACGATATGTCTGGATCCATTACGAGCGCCAACAGCACGATCATGCTGAGCGTTGAAACCATCTACACGACCGCACAGCAGATGCAAGGCTATGCGGCAGAAGACATTTTCGACACCGATGACGTTGATCTTGCGGAAGTCGTGCTCGGGCTCGACGGAAAGCAAAGCAGCGGCTGGGTGCCGTTCAACGTGAAATGGCGCTTCACGCTCATGCCGAATTCGCCATTCATCCTTGTGATGGACACGTGGATCACCGCGCAGAACGTGCTGAAAGACGTCTATATCGCGCAGGCCAATGTCAAGCTCCCTGGCCCCGGAAAGAAGTTCGCGATGAATAACGGCACTCTGACGCGCGGCAAGGTCATCCCGGACGCGAAGAAGACCCTTCAACCGCAGACCTACGAAATCACGTGGGAATCTGTGCTTCCGGCTCCGGTGTAATGCGATGCGAAAAACAATCAGCTACCTCGTGACGGACGAGGGCCGCGATAAGGGCAAGCGGTTCCTCATCACCGAAATGTCGGCGGCGCGCGCGGAAGAATGGGCCGCACGCGCACTGTTCTCGGTTATGAGTTGCGGCATTAATGTGCCCGACAACATTCTGAAGGCGGGCTTTGCGGGAATCGCCGCCATTGGCATCAAGTCGATGACGAAGGTGCCGTTCGAACTCGCCAAGCCGCTCTTCGACGAAATGATGACCTGCGTGCAGTACGAGTTCGAGGCTGGCCGCGACGGCGGCGCGCGGGCGCTCATGGACGACGACATCGAGGAAGTCGCCACGCGCCTGAAGCTGCGCAAGGCCGTGCTGCAGCTCCATCTGGATGCTTTTCTGGGCGCCGCCCCATCGACACAGGCTTCTGGGGCGGCGGCAGTTCCCGCCTGATCGAGTATCCGAACGTGCCGCGCTCGATCGGCGTAGTGGTTTCGCGCCGACGGGCAACGCTGATCGAACTGCAAACCGTGTACGGGCTCGCCGACCTGCATGACCTGCTCGAAATAATTCTGGTGGATTCGCACAACGAGCGCGTCGCGACCGAGAATAGGAATTGACCGTGCCGACGATCGTAGACGCTCTCATCGTTACGCTGGGCCTCGACGCTGCCGCATTCAAGCGCGGCAAGTCCGAGGCCACCAACAGCACGAAGAAGCTCACCGCCGAAGAACTGCGGGCGGCCAAAGAGATCGAGGCCCGCAACAAGAAGGCGGCCGACTCTTTCCGCGCCGTGCGCAACGAGCTTCTCGCGCTGCTGGCGCTCTTCACCGCCGGTCTCGGCATCAAGGACTTCACCGAACAGACCATCAAGGGTGCCATCGCCACCGGCCAGCTTGCGCGCGACCTCGGCATGGTGCCCGGGCAGGTGCGCGCGGTGGAACAGGCGTTCGACCGCCTGGGCGCTTCCACGACCGACGCCGACGACGCACTGAAGGGCATTCAGGAACAGGCCGCGAAGCTGAAGAACGGCCAGCTCGACGACCGGCTGCACGCGTATCTGATGAACGCCAGTCGCGCGGGCGTCAGTGCCAACGTGCACGACGTTGACGACCCGATGAAGAAGCTGGAGCAGGACGCCGTGATCGCGCAGCGGCTTGCCCAGACGCAGGGCCGCGGCTTCGCGATCCTTTCGCTTCAGCAGGAAGGCTACACGCGCGCGATGGCCGACGCGCTCATGCAAGGCCCGCAGGCTTTGCAGGCGGAAGTGCAGCGGCAGCAGAAGCTCAACCAGCTATCGCAGGACGAGACCGACCGGCTGCGCGCGCTCGACAATCGCTGGAAGGACTTCAAGGAAGGTCTCGTCACAACCGGCCAGCGCATCGTGATCGCGCTCGAACCGGCGTTCAACGTCGTCGTCGGACTGCTCACGCGGATGTCCGACTGGTTCGCCGCGCACGCCGACCAGATCGGCACGCAGGTGAAGGATCTCGCCGACCGCTTCGCCGCGTGGATTACCGGCGTGGACTGGGACAAGGTGATCGCCGACGTGAAGGCGTTCTTCGAGCAACTCGACAAGGCCGCGCAATCGCTCGGCGGCTGGAAGACCATCCTCGAAGCGTTGGTGGCGCTGAAGCTCCTGTCGTTCGTTGGCAGTGTGGTTTCGCTCGCGGGCGCGTTCACGAGCCTTGGCGGGGCTCTCGGGGGCATTGCCACGGCGGGCGCCGCTGCGCTGCCGATCCTGATGCGCTTGCTCGGGCCGGCGGCGCTGGCGCTGCACAGCGAAAGCCTGAATGCGGGAGAGGAAAACACGCGCACAACGCAGCCCGGCGACACCTGGGACGGCGATCCTGTCGGGCAAGCCCGGCAGGCGGCCAACAGCGGATCGCTGGCCGACCGCCAGGCATACATCGCCAAGCGCTTCAAAGAGGCTGGCTATAGCGACGCGCAGGCGGCGGGCGTCATCGGCAGCCTCATGCAGGAGAGCCAGCTTGATCCGACCGCCGTCAACAAGAAGTCGGGCAACGCTGGAATCGCGCAGTGGGGCGGCGCCCGCGCCGCACAGTTCCAGCAGCAGTTCGGCCACTCGCTCAAGGATTCGACCTTCGGCGAGCAGGTCGACTTCATGCTCTGGGAGCTGAAGAACACCGAGAAGCGCGCCGATCAGCGCATCCGTATGGCGCAGACGCCCGCGCAGGCCGCCGAGATCCACGCGCGCGAATACGAGCGCCCGGGCGCCGACGAAGCCAATATCGCGCAGCGCCAGCGGTATGCCGCGAGTGTGGCCGGCAGCATCGGCCAGGGCAACGCTGCGCAGATCGCGCAGCAGACGTCGGCCGCGCCGTCCGTCGCATCGTCTAGCACGTCCAACGTCTCGACCAGCACGTCGACGAGCGAGACGAACATCAACGGGCCTATCACCATCCAGACGCAGTCTACGGACGCCGCGGGCATCGCGCGCGACTTCGGGCGCCAGATGAAGGCGAACTTCACGCTGCCGCAAGCCAATACGGGGTTGAGCTGATATGGCGATGCCGATTATTTCCGTGCCGCTCTATCCGGACGTCCCTTTTGCAGACGGCGTGCCCTCTGTGTTGCGCGCGCCCGGCACGGTGACTATCTCAACCGATCCGGCGCTGATCCTCGCGGACGCCATCGGCATCCTGCAAAACGTGCTCACGCCGGTCTGGGGCGTATTCGATGACACCGGTCTGCCTGTGGCCATCGCCGACACGACGCTGATGCTCGAATACATGGCGGACTCGCGCGTTGCGAACTACCCGCAGGAGCAGGGCGCGTTCGGCTCGTATAACAAGGTGCAAGTGCCGTATCGCGGCACAGTCTCGCTCGTGTGCGGTCGTACCGTCGCCGATCGCGAAGCGTTTCTCGCTGCAATCGACGCGGCCAAGCAGTCGACCGACCTCTATACGATCGCGACGCCGGATGCGACATACGCCGACGCGAATATCGTGGCCTACGACTATCGGCGCACGACGAAGAACGGCGCCGCGCTGCTGATCGTCAACCTGCACATCGAGGAAATTCGCCAGACCGGCACGGCGGCGTTCGCGAACACGCAAAACCCGGCATCGGCGGATCCAGTGAACCAGGGGCAGGTGCAGACGCAGACGCCCACGGCGGCGCAGTCAGCGCTGTTCGGCCCGGTGTCGGTCGCCAGCGGCGTCGGCGGGGTGGTGTGATGCTGATTATTCCGTTGCCTGCCAAGCCCTGGCCTAAGTTGAGCGTGCTGCTCGCAGGCCAGAACTGCCAGATCTCCGTCTACCAGAAAACGACGGGGCTTTACCTCGACCTCTCGGTCAACAACGCGCCGATCAAGACCGGCATCATCTGCCGCGACCGCGTGAAGCTCATCCGGCACGCGTATCTAGGCTTTACCGGCGATCTCGCGTTCTTCGACACACAGGGCGTGACCGACCCGACCTACACTGGTCTGGGCTCGCGCTATCAGCTCGTCTACCTCGAAGCGAGCGACCTGTCATGAGCTTCACGAAAAAGCGCATCGATGTGACGATCTCGCTCGGCACCGGCCAGTTCGGAGAGAGCGGTGCGAATACGGTCACGCTGTCTGGGCTGCGCGTGAAAGCGCTGATTCAGGCCGCGCCCGGCGACGCTATGCCGGCCGCGCAGGTGCAGGTCTTCGGCCTTCCGCTCGACATGGTGAACCAGCTCACGTCCGTGGGGCTCGTCAACGCCGCCGTGCGACTCCAGAACACGATGCTAATTGCGGCGGGCGACGACGAGACCGGGCTGACCACGATCTACGACGGCACGATCAACGAGTCGTGGGGGCAGTTCGAGGGGATGCCGGACGTCCCGCTGAACGTGATCGCCGTGGCAGGGCTGGCCGCCTCACTGAAGCCGGTGAACGCCATCAGCTTTCAGGGGCAGGCCGATGTCGCGACGATCATGTCGAGCCTCGCGCAGACGATGGGCTTCGCGTTCGAGAACAACGGCGTGCAGGTGCAGCTCGCGAATCCGTACTTCCCCGGCACCGCGCTCGCGCAGGCGCGCGCGTGTGCCCGGGCGGCCGACATCTACATGACGATCGATCGCGGCACGCTCGCGATCTGGCCGAAGACCACGTCGCGCCTGCAGCAGGAGGACGTGCCGCTGATTTCGGTGGCGACCGGCATGGTTGGCTATCCGACCTTCTCCAGCAACGGCATTTCGCTGACGACGCTTTTCAATCCGCACATCAAACCGGGCGGCCAGATCCAAGTCGAAAGCTCGCTGCCTGTCGCGAACGGCACGTGGTTCGTCTCCGAGGTCGTGCACACGATCGAGAGCGAGACGCCCAACGGCCAGTGGTTCACGCGCGTGCTCGGGAGGCCCATGAATGTCTGACGTTCAAGACAACGGATACCGCGGCGCGCAGGATCAGACTGACGGGACGTCGGATTTCAACGAGCAGTCCTTCCTCATCTGGCAGACCTTGCGGTCGATCAGCGGCGCGCGGCTCGTGCAGGTGATGGCCGTCACGAACGCGGGCGGCGTCTCGCCGGTCGGCTTCGTGGACGTGCAGCCGCTCGTGAACCAGCTCGACGGCTGGAACAACGCGGTGCCGCACGGCACGATCTATCACCTGCCGTACTTTCGGCTTCAGGGCGGCGCGAACGCCGTGATCATCGACCCGCAGGTCGGCGACATTGGCGTGGCCATCGTCGAGGATCGCGACATATCGTCGGTGAAGGCGAACAAGGCCCAGGCGAACCCTGGGTCGAAGCGCATCTTCGACCTGGCCGACGGGCTCTATCTGGGCGGTTTCCTCAACGGCGCGCCGCAGCAATACGTCCAGTTCAGCAGCGCGGGCGTGGCCGTGGTCTCGCCAACGAAGGTCAAGTTGCAGGCGCCGCTCGTCGAGGTCGATGCGTCGACGTCGTTCACGGTGAACTCGCCGCAGTCAGGCTTCAGCGGGACGGTGATCATTCAAGGCTTGCTGTCGTGGCTCGGCGGCATGACGGGCAGCATCGCGAGCGGCGTCGCCTCGGTGATCAACGGGGCGGTGCAGTTCGTCGGTACGATCACCTCGAACGGCCACGCGATCGACAGCACTCACCAGCACACCAATTCTGGCGGCTCGGGCCTCGGCGGCCCACCGCAGTGAGCGAGCGAACATGATCACGACTCTTCTACTCGACCGCACGCGCTGGGATCTCTGCCTTGATGCCAGCGGCAATATCGCGCTCGCGTCTGCGCCGTATGCGGTCGCACAGGACGTCGCCAGCGCCGTGCGCACGTTCCTTGGCGAAGTCTGGTTCGAAACGACGCAGGGCGTGCCTTACTGGCAGGACATCCTCGGCAAGTTCTCGCCGCTCTCGATCGTCAAGAAAGACATCGTGAACGCAGCGATGACCGTCCAGACCGTCACGTCTGCGCGCTGCTTCATCACCGGATTTTCGTACGCCTCGCGCGTGCTCACCGGGCAGGTTCAGGCCTACACCGCAGACAGCCCGAACCCCATCCTGATCGATTTCTGAGGCGCATATGTCGACTCCCTCCAGCAGCGTTCCGTCAATCACGTGGGCAACCACCGGGCCGGTCGTGCCCGCCGAGTCGGATATCGTCGCGGGCGTGCTCGCAGACGCCAATGCGGCATTCGGCGGAAACATGAACATCGCGAACGCCGACGGCACGCCGAACCTAAAGACGGCGCAGGGGCAGCTCGCGTCGAGCACCGCGGCAATCATCGGTGCAAAGAACGACGACATCCTCGAAGTGGTGAACGGCGTCGACCCGGATACCGCCGACGGCCGCTTCCAGGACGGCATTGCGCGCATCTACTTCATCGAGCGCAATCCGGCCGAGCCGACGGCGCTGCAGGTGGCGTGCGTGGGCCTCGCTGGCACGGTGATTCCGGTTGGCGCGATGATCGCCGACACCAGCAACAACGTCTATCTGTGCACGCAGGCCGGGACGATCCCCGCGAGTGGCACGATTACGCTCGGCTTCGCATGCAAGACGACTGGCCCGACGGCGGTGCCTGCGGCGAATCAAGTGTCAATCTACCAGGCGATCTCTGGGTGGGACACCGTGAGCGTGGTGTCGGGCGTGGTGGGCAACGACGTCGAGTCGCGCGCGGACTTCGAATACCGGCGCCGCCAGTCGGTCGCGCTGAACGCGGCGGGCTCGGTGCCCGCCGTGCGCGCGGCGGTGCTCAACGTCGCGAATGTGCTAGACGCGTGCGTGCTCGACAATCCGCTCGGCACGCCGGTCGTCAACGGTGATTTCACACTGCCGGCGAATTCGCTGTACGTCGGTGTCTACGGCGGCGCGGCGCAGGACATCGGCAATGCGATCTGGACGAAGAAGAGCCCGGGCTGCAACTACGCAGGCACGACGCCCGTCACGGTGCAGGATACGAGCGTCGGCTCGCAGCCCTACCCGCAGTACACCGTGAAATACCAGGTGCTCACCGCAGTGCCGATCCTGTTTGCGGTGCAGCTCGCGAACAACCCGAACCTGCCGGCGAACATCATTACGCTCGTTCAGAACGCGATCATCGCCGCATTCACGGGTGCCGACGGCGGCTCGCGCGCGCGCAGCAATTCGACGATCTTCGCGGGCCGCTATTACCCGGGCGTTATCGCGATCGACCCGTCCGTCGAACTGCTCTCGATTCAGCTCGGCACGACGGCGGCGAACGCGAACAGTGTCGTGATGGGAATTGATCAAACCCCTACGATTACAGCAGCAAACATTGCTGTGAACCTCGTATGATTTCGAAATCCTCTCTATTTCTAGACCATCTTGGATAACGTCGAATCGACGATCATTTCGCAATACGCGAACAGCCCGACGCTCGTACAGCTGATTCAGAACATGAACGGCTATATCGACCCGTCGGCTGATATCGACGCGTTCTACAGCATGGTGTGGGACATCGATAGCGCGCAAGGATTCGGCCTTGATATCTGGGGAAAAATTGTCGGGCTCGATAACGGTCGACTGCTCAAGATCCCCAGCGCAGAACTGAAGCTCGGGTTCGCCGAAGCGGGCACCGCGAGCGCGACGCCATTCGGATCGGGCGTGTTCTATACGGGAAGCACCGTCACGCAGAGCTATTACCTGGGCGACGACGCGTTCCGTGTGCTCATCCTCGTCAAGGCAATGGCGAACATCTCGGACGGTTCGATCCCGAGCTACAACCAGTTGCTGCAAAACCTTTTCGCAGGTCGTGGGCGTTGTTATGTGAGCGACCTCGGCAATATGCAGATGCGCTACACGTTCGAGTTTTATCTCGAACCCTACGAAGTCGCCATTCTCACGCAGTCCGGCGCAATGCCACGCCCGACTGGCGTTCTCGCTTCGATCATGCAGGTGCCATTGCCGAACGTTTTCGGCTTCGCGGAAGCGGGCAGTGCATCAGCCGCACCATTCGGCCAAGGCTCATTCTTCACCGGAGTTCAATATGCAAGCTAGCCAGACCCCGACTCTCGTCCCGCTCGCGTTCGCGGCCAATGGCACGAAGAACACGATCCCGGAGGCATCACAGATCACGGTGACGCCCGGCGCCGCGTCGCTCAACGATGGCTTCCCGCCGCTCACGTTCACGCCGGTCGCGGCGGGCGGCGTGCCGCCGTTCGGCGCAGACTTCAACGGCATCCTGAACCTGATCACCGCGTCGATCCGCTGGGCACACGGCGGCGGCCGCTACGCGTACAGTTCGGCTTTCGTCGCCGACGCGAATGTTGGCGGCTATCCGCAGGGTGCTGTGCTCATGAGCGCGGATCTGCAAGGCTCGTGGCTCAGCCTCAACGATTCGAACACCGACAACCCCGATACTGGCGCGGGCACGAAGTGGGTGCCGCAGCATGCTTACGGCGCGACGGCCATCACGGGGCTCACGAACACGAACGTGACGCTCACGCCTGCGCAGGCGATGAAGAAGCGCATCACGCTCGCAGGCACGTTGACGGCGAACGTGCAGATCATCTTCCCGACGTGGGTGGGCGAGTGGAATGTCGTGAACAACACGACTGGCGCTTTCTCGGTGACGGCAAAGACTGCGAGCGGCGGCGGTCTCGTGCTCGCGCCAGGCCAGCAAAAAGTTACCGGCGATGGCACGAACATCACTCAGCCGTCGGAAAGCATCGCATCGGCCACTTCAATCCAGCAAGCCGTCAATCTCGCGCAATTGCAGGCGCAGGCGAATGGCGCGGCGGGAGCCACGACGCTGAGCGCAAATACGACCCTAACGGCCGCATCGGCAGGGCAAATCATCCGTCTTTCGGCAGGCGCCCAGCTCACGTTGCCCGTTGCCAGCACGATGGTTACACAAGGCCTCAAGATCGTGAACTATGGGGCCGTCCCTGCCACGGTAGTAACCCAAAGCACCGACGTATTTGTGAACGCCGGAAGCACGCCCACGACAATCACGCTACAACCAGGCGACGATCTGCGTGTCGTTGCTCGCGCGCCCTCCACCAGTACCGGCTGGGATTTGGTTGATGGCTCAGCCCTCCGCCAATTCAACCCGCTCGTCGTAGCAGCCGCCACGGCGAATAACCACGCGCCGCAGATGTCGCAGGTAGCAGGTGTGGTTGGCAGCGTGCGCAATTTCGCGATGACCGTCTCGGCCGCTGCGGTCTCTAACACGCCGACGGCTGACGAAATCGTTGTCGAGACCGCGCTCGGCGGCATTCGGTACTGCTTGTCGTCGTTCAGCAAGACGATCAACCTCGCGACGACTGGCGCGGGCGGGATGGATACCGGAAGCGCGCCAGCATCTGGATTCGTTGCGCTCTATGCGATCTACAACCCGTCCAATGGTGCGAGCGCATTGCTCGCGACGAACGCAACGAGTGCTGCTGCGCCGAGCGTGTACGGTGGGGCGAACATGCCGAGCGGCTACACAGCGAGCGCGCTCGTCAGCGTATGGCCGACCAATGCGAGCAGCCAATTGATCGTCGGCGTTCAGCGCGATCGAGCGATCAGCATTGTTGGCTCGTATGCTGTTCAAAGCACCTCGCCTCCGGCGACCTTCACGAGCCTGTCGCTGTCATCAATCGTGCCGAAGAATGCCGTCACCGTTTCTGGGCAGTTGCAGATCAAATCGACGTCGACCAGCACCATGGCTATTTCGATTGCCAGCGATGTCAATGGAAGTGGGCAACAGAACTTGAGCGGTTACGGCGCAAGCGCTGGAAGCTCGATCATCGACAACTTCGCGGACGTGCTTGTCGCCTCTGCTCAGACCCTCTACTACAGCGCGCAGAACAGTTCGGGAACACCGACGGCCAGCGTTTATATCAACGGTTACAAGTTTTGAGGTCGGTTGATGCAGCAGAGCGCCCGCGACCGGTTATCCGCTTGCCAAGCCGGATCGCCGGACGCTCGATAAACGCGTAGCTAATGCTGGCCACAATCGCGAGTAGCACGCTGCAAGCAATTGCGCTGATCCAGTACAGCAGGGGAGTTTGATACGCCCACGACCGGACGAATGGCAGGGCATAGAAACCCGTAATTGCGAGCCCCTGTCCGAGATAGACGCTGTAGCTAATGTTACCGAGGCGCTCTGCCGCAGGCGTGGTCAGCAGGCCAAACAGCGAATTGCCAGACGACACGATCGTAAAGAAAATCGCCAGTCCGACGATCTGAGGCACATGCCCATACGTCGAAGGGGACGTGTGCACCGCCGCCACGAGCGCAGCGATTGCGAGGATCGCTGATACCTTGCCTTCAGCCTTATACCCCTTCACGCCAAGCGACGCGGCCAGCGCGCCGGACGCGAACAACAGGCAAAAGCCGGGAATGGCCAAGCCTGGGTGGGTACAGGCTGCGAAGACCGCGAACGCTGCGGCTGCCACAAACAGATGGATCTTGCGGCGAGCCACAAAAGACAGTGCGACTAGCGACGCGTAGAACGCCCACTCATAGCCGATTGTCCACGTGACGCCAGCGAGCACCAGATTGGCGTGAGCGTCACCGTTCAGAGGGATCTGCGCGCCGCCAATGCCGAGCGCCAACCAGCGTCCTACCGAGGTCATAAGTTCGTGGATCGGGACGTTCAAGCGATAGCCGGTGCGGTGGGCGACGACGGCGAACATGCACAGAACGACAACGAGATACATCGGCGCGATGCGGAAGAATCGACCGACGTAGAGCCGTGGGAGATCCGTGCGCCCATCGTCGACCACAAGGCGTCGCCAGAAAAGGTAGCCGGTCACCATAAAGAACATGGCGACGCTGGCCTCGCCGAGCTGGTTGTAAAAACCCGACGGCAGCCATCCCCATATGCCGTCGAAGTGATACTTGTAGGCGGTAACGAGGTGATGCACAACGACGCTCAACGCGAGAATGCCGCGCAACCCGTCGAGTGACTGAACCCGGCGCGCGACACCGGGATTGATCGGTTCATCGACATGCGAAAAGGCGGGCAGCGTCATCACCGCGAGGACCGCCGCTAGGACGACAAAATAAGGCCAAGTCGTGTAGATACTCACTGAGCAGGCGTCGCAATAGGAAGGTTGATCCACGCCATGCCGATATCTCGATTCAGGTTCCCATCGAGCCCCGTACGCAAGACAGGAGATTTATCGCCGTCGTAGAAAAGCGCGAGACGATCGCCAACCTGCAGAACTGAAGGAATTCCGATCACGTTTTTCGACCAATTCGAGGCCTGACCGTCCATCACTACGGCCTTGTTTGCAGCATTCCATTGGGTCGGATCTTTTGTCCAATAGACCCATGCGGCGTCGCCGATCTCCGATCCGTTGTTCAGCCCTATGTGGTCGACAAACATGAAATATGTGCCGGTGGACTGCTGGAGCCAGACGACCGCGTTTTCAATCTGCTCCGTCGCCGGAAGAGCAGGCTGGGAGTCAGGTTTCCATGGGCCGTCAAGCGATGAGGAGCGGGCAATCCCAATCGTTCGCATCATCTTCCCGTCGACAATCTGCCCGGCGCTGAAAAACTGCAGGCTTTGACCTTGATACGTAACGATTGAGCCCGGCGACGCGGTATCAGCGTAGTAGGTGCCGGCCTGCGTATCGATCAACGGTCCGGGTGCTTTTGTCCACGGTCCGCTCGGAGCGGACGCCGTGGCAAGCATAGCCTTGTACGGCGCGAGGGGCACAACCGGCGAACTGCTCTGCGACGTGGACGTCGTGTAGTACATGCGCCACTGTTGTCCGTCGAAGAACGTCTGTGCATAGCAAACGCAGTCGGAGTCAGGCGATCCGGCGTTGCCAAGCGGCACGATGTTGCCTTTCACCGTCCAGGCAGTCAGATTGTCGCTCGTTGCAAGAACGGTGTTCCAAGATGGTCCGCCAGAGCCATCGTAAGTCATGAAGTACGTCGAGCCGCTCTGGTAGACGTACACGTCTCTCGCGCCGAGCGAATCGACGCCGCCGGGCGCGGTGCCATGCGGAAGCACGACGCCGTAGTCGGTTGATGGAACTCGCAGAGAGGTCGATGGGCGTCCATCGGCGTATTGGACGGGAGTCGTGGGCACGATCTGCGCACCCGTTTGAGCCTGCGCCGAAGTAGTCGTCTGCGATGACGACGATGAGCCACCGCCGCCGCCACAGCCGCTACAAGCCATGACGAACATACCGAGGAATGAAACGATGATGCCACGAGCCATGAGGTCTTTTGCCCTGTGATTTTTCAAGCGCGAGATGATGCCGCGCGCACAATTTGCGACGACTACGCGTCCCTTGGACTCATATCCACGCTCGCGCCCACCTGACGGCACCACTCGAACACCTCGACGACGGTCGCGTCCGGGTTGACGACGGCGCCGGCCAGGAAAAGCATAGGCAGGCTCATTTCGCGGGGTTCGCTGCCGCCGCAGTACTTGTGCCATTGCTGCGCACTTGCGAGCCCAAATAGGTCGGCCATCTGCTTGCCGGACAGGTTCAGGCGCTCTTTCAGATCCCGCAGGTTTTGCGGGCTGGGTGGCGTGTATCGAATTGACATCGAAATAGGGGCGCGCCGCGCGCGGGCGAAAAGTGAGCTTCATGGTGATCGTCCTTTCGGAGTGGCGGGCAGTCGCGGAGAGCGCGCCCAACGAGGTCAGATTAGTTCCTTAAGGGAACTCATGTCAAGCACGATCTTCGCCGCGCTGACGTGCAAATGCGACGGCAAACGATAGCGCTGTGCGCCTCATTTAATCGCGAGAAAACCATTGGATTTAATCGTAGATAATCACGGCATTCATCTACCTATAAATCCGTGTGGGGTTTTATGTCTCAGGGCCAAAATGCTGCGAATAATCCGGCTTCATGGCTGGTTAGCATTAAGACCGTAATTGCCATTATTGCCGGTGTTTTATCGATTTTGACGGCACTGGTAGGTGCTTCAGCGTGGTGTATCGGGCTTTATTCGGGCCTCTCGAACCGTGTCACGGTGCTTGAGCAGAGCAATCAGGCGATGCGTGATGACCTGAAGGACATTAAAGGCATGGTTTTGCAGCTGGTATCAAATTCAGCCGCGAATCGGCCTGATACAAGACGGTGGACGAAATAAATGATCTGGAAAATCACTCTCGCAGATGATTGGCAGCGTCTTCATCGACGCGGCACCGTGATCGTGTCCGGTGCATTCGGCCTCGTCTCGGCATTCGGCCCGGTGCTGCGCGACGCGTGGCGCAGCATGCCGGACGACCTCAAGACCGTGATCCCCGCGCACGTGCAGCAGGCAATCGCCTACGCGATTCTCTTCGCAACGATCATCGGTGTGCGTTACACGACGGTACGTCGCGGCGCGCCGCCGGCAGACGGGCAGGGCGACCACGATGGCACTCAGTGACCTGTTCGCGATGATTGCGCGGTTGTTCGGCGCGCGCGCGGCGCAGGCGCCCGTAGCGGAAACGCAGCCGCCGTCAGTTTCGCCAAGTAGCGCGTCGAGCGCTGTACCGGAGCCTGTTCCAGTGACGCCGCCGCCCAGTGCCGCGCCCACGCCGACTGGAACGCCGACGGTGAAGCCTGAACCACCTGGCGTTCCAGCGACCGAGCCAACGTGGCTTGATCTCTGCCGACCGCTGACGCAGTTCTCGGAGAACTGCTACCTGACCGCCTATCCCGATCCTGCGTCGCCGCTTGCGAAGGCGCTCCAGGCGCGCGGTATCTGGCCGAAGGTGCTGGGCGGCATGCCGATTCCCGCCGACGAGGTGCTGCGCAAGCTCAGCGGCGCGCCGTGGACGTGCGGCTGGGGGCAAACCGGGCCGGACGTGAAGCAGGGCACTGTCTGGACGCAGGCACAGGCCGACGCGCGGCTCGAACAGACGCTCGCGCATTGCGGCGACGACATCGACTTCGCGGTGAAGGTCTCGCTGATCGCGCGCGAGAAGGCTGCTCTGGCCGACCTTCGCTACAACATCGGCGTCGGTGCATTCGGCTCGTCGACACTGCTGCGCCTGCTGAACGGCGGCGATCGCGCGGGCGCGGCCGCACAGTTCGCCGTCTGGAACAAGTCGGGCGGCGTTGTCGTATCCGGCCTCGTTGCGCGCCGCAAGCGCGAGACCGATCTCTTTCTCACCGGAACGTGGAGCAAGTCATGACCTTGATCGTCGGATTCCTGGTCGCGCACATGGGCGCGATCCTCGGTGGCCTCATGGGCGCCAGCGGCGTCATCTTCGGCATGTTTCGTCATCAGCAGGCAAAGGCGGCTACCGCCGCCGCGGGCGAGCAGGTAGCGCAGGCTAACCAGAAGGTGGCCGATAACCAGAACGCCGAAGCCCAGGCGAACGCCGCAGCCGCACAGGCGGGCGCGAAGGCAGTTTCAGGAGCCAGCAATGCGCAATCTGATGTGGATGCTTTGCCTGACGGCGGTGCTGCAAGCGAGCTGCTCAACGAGTGGAGCAGGCCAGGCGAAGACGCCGGCCGCGGCGGCAGCGCCGGAGGTGGTAACCCGAACGCGGGTCATTGA